GATCTCCATAAGCAAGACTGATTTTATAATAGTAATTCTCTAAATCAGTCTTACCAGTATCAATATTACTTCTTACAATATTATTAGTATCATCTGCATATTCAAATGCAGTTAATTTGTGGTGAGAAAAATTAGGTACTGTGGTGCTGGTAGTATAGTCTCTATATACTTTTCCTAAAGGATCTCCATCAAAAATAGTAAATCCATAAATGTAGCAAGCACCAGTTAATTTAAAAATAGAAGAAGATCTAATTAAATCATTAACAGGGTTTGGTACAAATTTTGGTTTAATCTTTGTCTTTCTAAGATCAGTGGATACAATAGATGTACCTCTTGGAATTATAACTCCACCATCAATGCTATTAAAAATGTATAATTGGTTAGATGGGTCATCTAAATCAAAATTGGAAGAAACATTTAATTCACTAATAGTTCTAGTTGCACCATTTACATCCTTTAAAACTCCATTTTGATCTACATAAAATCCAGGTCTATTATCAATAAAGTGAGTACCTGGAGCAATAAGAATGGTTGTTTGATCAAACAAATCATTATTAGCACCAGGAATATATGAAAATCTAGATGCCTCAAGTAGTGCTCTTTGAATTGTTTTGAACGGTCTGATTCTAGAATTTCCTCTATTATCGATAGAATCAGAAGCATCTAACTCATTAGGATCTACATAAAGAGTGTTACCATTTAGGTTCTTCAAAAAGTTATCTAGTCTCGCTAAAGGCATTGTGGAGTATCCCTGCTGTAATTTCTTCTGTCTTATTTATCAATAAATACCATTACCGAGATTTTGTAATTTATGGCAATCAGTACAAATACTGAATCTTTAATATCTATATACGAGCAAAAAATAGAAACTGATTCTGAGCAAATAGAACAAGTAATTTATACTGAAAATGGATTTACAGTACAACTTCCTGATGGGAAAGAATATAAATTATATGGAATAGATGAAACTTTAGGTTTTTTCAACGAACCAATTCAAAAAATTGATACTAAAATAGTTGAAATTAATAATCAAATAGTAAGTTTACAGCAACAAATCTTACAAGTAGGGCAAGATGCCAATGATTGTGGTTGTGGTGGTGCTACAGGATTTAGCACTTCAGGATTATTTCCATACATTTATACTCCATTTCTGTTAGGAATTAATACAATCACTGTGTATGCAGATACTATTCCATATAGAGGATATTCATACACATCCCCAAATCCATTTCAAGAAATTAATGGAACTTTAAATTCAGGAAATGTTGGAATAGGAACAGAAGATCTTGTTGGACAATCCTCTTTGGGTGTTTACTTTGGAGATATAGGGATTGCTAGAACAGATATTAATACATCTCCAATCTGTCCAGGGGTTACAACTTGCAGTGGATATCCTATTCAAATTTCTGCAATAGAAGCACAAATTACACCATTACAAGCAGAAAGAAATAGTTTAATAACTAAAGTAAATTATTTAAAAAAAGAAAGATCTAGATTTCAAATTAGAAAATATGGATTTGATAGACAAAAAGAAGAATTAAACGCAGAAATTGCCAGTAGTAATAGTATAGTAAGTTTTCTGCAAGATCCTGCAAATGATGAATGGTTATAAAAACCCTACAGACAATTTTTACCTGGGATTTTTTCGCCCCCTTTTTTGGAATTAAAAGTCAATTTTGAAATAGGAGTGGGGAGACTTGAACTCCCACGAGCATACGCTCAACAGATTTTAAGTCTGGTGTGTCTACCGATTCCACCACACTCCCAAAAAGGAGAGAGATATTCTCTCTCCTAGCACTTCCTTCACACCTTAACAGTATAGTATACCCAACCCATACTGTCAACCCTCATAAGCAAGTTCACCTTTCAGTTCAGCAATCTTAGCAGTTGCAAAGCATTCAACACAAGTCCAAAAAGTTTCTCCACTCACCATATTTTCTTCACAAAAATGGGAGGCAACATCTTCAAGAATGCCATTGAGTTCATCAAGTTGGGTGCGGTCAATCTGCATGGTAGGTACTGGTCTTGCTTACCTATCCATCATAGCACTAGGGGCAGCACTCTGCCAACTTAGTGGACAGTTCCTGAACTGTCCCTGTCAAATCCTCAATTTGCTTTTGCTGTTCTTTGATTGCTTCTACCAACACAGCAGTTAAATGAGTATACTCTAAAACTTTTGTTCCCTCTGAATTTTCATGAACTAAATCTGGAATTACTTGTTCTACTTCTTGAGCAATCATTCCAATTTGGTGCTTTTCATAATCAATTCTATCATATTCAACTCCTCTCAAATTCATCACTTTATTCAATGAATTTTCAAGAGGTTTAATATTTGTTTTTAATTTAATATCTGAGGTTAATTCTACAGGTGTTCCATTAACTGTTAAACTTCCAAGAACATCAAGTTTACCAAAAAACTTTCCAAGTGGAGATGCTGCACTCCATGATGGAGTATTCTCAGACTTTGTGGTAATAGCATCTACTTTAAATCCTAAATCAAATTTGCCTCCAAAAGTGCTGCTAGTACCAAACTTTAAATGAGATCCAAATGCATTAGAAACTGAAAAAGCATTATGAATTCCAATTTGATTAGTTAATCCATTCAAATTATTAATTCCTGTTGTTTGTAATGCAAAAGGTTTAGTTGGATCAAGACTTTGCCATACATCTACAGTTGCTAAAGCAGGAGCTCCTGCAAGTCCAGCTTGAATTCCCTCTGTTTCTACAGTATTAATATAAGACATCAGCAGTTTGCTCCAGGTAATAATTGCTCTATTAATTTAGTAAGTAATTCACTAACACTAGTTGGTATTAATTTACTTTTTGGTTCTATAATAGTAACTCCACCAGTACCTTTCATGTAAATAGGTCCACATGATCCTAATACTAATTTAGTTCTTGCTCCTATTGCAACAACAGATGCTTCTAATTTAATTGTATCAGATGCCTCTATATTAATATTATTTGCTGACCTAAAAACTAATGTTTCATCACTAGCAGTTGATTCAAATTTAATAATTCTTGCTTTTAAGGTTAATGTGCCTTCTCTAGAATCTAATGTTATGTTGTTTGCAGAAATATTTAAACCATCTTTTGCATTACTATTAATATTGTCTCTGGTTCTAGCAGATGGACTACTAGTTAATTCAAATCCTCCATCCTCAAATAATTTTAGGTGAGCATTTGATGCTGAGTGCAATTCAACTTGTCTGGCTCTTTTTACCCCAGCACCAGAATCAGATCCAATAAACAAAGATCCAAATTTAGAATCATTAAAAACATACCCTGGTTGTGTACTACTCATGATCTTCAGCACAAAGAACTACTTTTTGAACTATTTGTCTGTTTGTTTCTACTGTTGGTTCCTTAGGATCAGTAAATCCAAGAACAGGTAACAAGATAGCTCCAAATCCATTCCCAGTATTTATTGATAGTGATGGGAAGATCCTGATGGCAGTACCAGGATTAATTATAGTTACTCCAACAATCCTTCCATCAGGATCTACCTTTGGTCTAATATCAATATCAACCCCACAAGTTTCACTAAAGATTAAATCATCTTCACTATACCCAACTCCAGTATTGAGAATAATTATTTTCTTAACAAATCCAACTAAAGGTTTTCCATCTTGATCTATTGGGTTAATTGAACATGGATTAATTAAATCTAAATTATTAATATTTTTAACAACATCATTTGGATTAGGACCTCCCAAATCATTTGGACCAAGATATCCAGATCCAGGAGAATTTACTACAATATCAGTTACTTGACCATTACTATCAATAATAGTGTATGCAGTGGCACCAGTTCCATTATCACAAGAATCATCTATAGAAACATATGGGGCAGTTGAATATGATTGTCCTGGATTAAGTAAATTAACTCCCATAACTTGACCAAGTACATCTACCACTGCATTCCCTTGAGAACCAGATCCACCACCACCAAAAATAGTTACTTTTGGTAGTCCACATTCTAATATACTTGAATCACAATTTCCTATTAATTCTGAATCTACTTCATCACCAAAACCAACACCTCCCAACCAAGTCTGAGCTTGTGTTTTCCCATCGGCAAATAGATTTTTAACTCCCTGAGCAGGTCTGTATGAAATTATTTTTGTAAAGTTGACATCATCTTTTGGTATATACCCTTTATTCATTTCATAGTCAAATTCTGCTTTACACTTTGCATTTTCACAACTTAAGAATGAAAGGGCAAGTTGTGCATATGAAATTGCCTTACTAATATAAGAAGTTGCCTGACCTATAGCTCCACCAAGAGTAGAGGTAATTTCTCCAATGACTGGACCTAAAGCGTTCTCAATTTCATTAGTTATTGTTTGAGTTAAACTTCCAATAAAACTTTCTGCTGCACAAGTTGGAATACTAACTACTGTTTTGATTAATTGCTTTAAAAAATCAGTTACAAAACTAGTAACCTTTTTTAATATATTTTGAAAAAGACACCATACTCCATCTACAATTTTATCTGTTGCTATTTTTTTTAATAGCTCTACATCTTTTGGGAGTAATTTATCAATTACTCCTTTTAATAATTTGTATATCCTTTTTATAACTTCATCTCTAGCTAACTTAATATATTCTGACAGTCCATCCCCAATTGCCTGTGCAGTTTCACTTAATAGAGATGGAATATCTGAAATTAAATTAAGAGCAGGGTTCACATAGACATCAATTGCTGTGGTAACAGTATTCAATACTTTAATAAATTTTCTAAGTGCCTGAGCAATTCTAGAAAAAATATCAGTTCCACTTTTACATGAAGACACAGAAGAAACTACTGTATTTTCATTTTGTTTTGCTGCTTCTTGTCTTTGAGTTTGTTTATTTTCCCCTTTTCCATTTGGAATAGTTCCATCTGCATTTGGAATTGTTCCACTATCCCCAGGAGGTTTTCCAGTCTCGGAAACTATGTTACTTGGATTGACTTGAGACCCTGGTTCTGCTTTGAATGGTTTAAATCCATTGGTGCCCTCATTCCAATTATTTGGATGAACAATATTTGCACCAGAAAATAATGATCCAATAATAATTGGTTGCTGCCCATCCTCACCATCAGCAAAAAATCCAATGACAGTTTCTGATCCTCTTGGATTGAAACTAACCCCAGTTCCACCTTCACCAGCACC